AAGGCGGATAGTGGAGAACAGGTGCGGAAGCCACCGACAAGCGGCCGGTTTGGAGCCGCCTCAAGCGCAACAAACTCGTAACTGCAAACGATAATAACGCAGACTTTGCAATGGCTGCATAGCCATTCTTGGGCCCTGGGGAGCCTCGAAACAGAATCCCCAACTAAACATAGGAGAATATTATGAGTAACCAACTACTAGATGCAATCATTCACAAACTTGAAGGTGAGATTGCTATGGCTAAAGCAAACATTCAGATCTATCTTGACAACCCTGCTGGTATCGGAGAACATTCCGATCTTGCAGAGACTGTTGAGAAAGAAGTAGAGAAGATCGCAGCTGCTAAAGAGAAGATTGATACAATCGAAACCACTTTCAGTACAGTTGATATCAAAGGTCGTCCTTACAAACGCTAATTATCTTGACGGGGATTAGCACAGCCTGGTAGTGCGCTCGGTTTGGGACCGAGAGGTCGCAAGTTCGAATCTTGCATCCCCGACCAGATAAATAAAGGCATGTTTGAACTTGTAGGTAACGAACATCCAACATTTGCCTGGATCTGTCAACCAATCGATGATCAACAAGTCATCGATACGCCAATGGATTACTTTGACAAAGATGGTTACGAGTTAAACAAGCTAGAGCAACTATACTATGCCCACAATGATGTTGACATTTCTGAGAAACATCTTTATCACACTGCAAATCATATTTGGTGGATCAAGCAAACAGAAGAACCTAAATATGGGCCACGATTGGATCATAGCTTAATCAATACAAGATGGGCTTATGGTGGTTGGGCAAGAACACAAGTAGAGAAACATTCGAAAGACAATCCACTCCTTAACAAACTATTAGATATGAAGCCTAAATGGGGGCTTGACTTTAGTTTGGATTGGGTCGATAATGATATATGTTTCGAATTGTTTCATATAGAGTTAGACAGGTTTGATAGAGATGAGCTTGTTGAGTATAAAGAGAGAGCAGAGGAGATTATTCTTGGAACAGATTGGATGGACGCAGGAGAAGCTGTTAAAGCTAAAAGAGACGAGTGGCAATCTTTATCAAGTGATGATCAGTCCGATTGGAAAGCTCAGTATTTTGGTTGGCATAGGGCTTTTGATAACCGTAAAGTCTACGCAGGGGGAAGTTCCTAGGACACTATCAGTTGAAGAAACATTTGCACAACTGAATGAGGCAGTAGGTCTTCAACAACTTCTAATTGATCCAAACACATTCTGTCTAGCTGAGAACATCTATCACGAAGCACGTAATGAACCAACAGCTGGTATGGTTGCAGTTGGTAATGTAACGATCAACAGAGTCCTTAGTGATCATTTTCCAAATACTATTTGTGAAGTAGTACATCAAGGACCACATTACGAAAGCTGGGCAACCAAACAACAGCCAGACTTACCAGACGAAGCAAGAATTTACTATCCTAAGAAACATCGATGCCAGTTCAGTTGGTATTGTGACGGTATGTCAGATGAGATTAGAAGTAAGAGAAAGTTCCAGCAGATCTTAGAGCTTGCTGTAGATGTTAGAAAGAGAATCTACCCAGATATCACCGATGGTGCCACACATTATCACGCAGACTATGTTGACCCATCCTGGTCTAAGGTGTATACTAGAACAGTAACAATAGACACACATATATTTTATAAGCATGATTGAAATTAAAAGCATAACTACATTAGCTGAGTTTACTGAGGATATTCAGAAACTAGTTAAACAAGGAAACCTCACTCACCTGGATGCAATAGTTGCATGGTGTGAACAAAGAGGTGTTGACGTTGAACAAGTTATTCCTTTGGTAAAGAAAAGTCAAGTAATCAAAGCTAAGCTAGAAAGCGAAGCTTCGACGTTGAATTTAATTACCAAATCTGATACACTACCTATATGAGCCCTTTTGATGTTTACACAGATTATCTCGCGCTTAAGCAACACTTTACCGGACGATACGATTACTTTAAATACAATGGTAAAATACGTGCTGATCGTGACAACTTTGAACGCCGTAATGACCGGTTTACTTTTGCTAAGCTATCTAAGCAGTCAGATCCTCACGGCTATCTCTTAGCAAATATTATTGAAGATCCAAATATGTGGATCGGACAAATAGTTACGCCGGAAGGCAACCAAAGATACCTCTCTTGGAAGAAGAGGAAAGAAAGTCTTACCTACCTGTTTCAGCAAGAGCTGAATAAGATTACTAAAGATGACTTTGTAGTTGAAGGTGGTCAGCATCCTGAGCTTGTACAGAAGTACATGCAAGGTGAGATTGGAATAGAGACATTCATCATTGTCTGTGAAGTCACTGGTGCTATCAAACATTTCAATCAAAAGATCGAAGACACAATCCTGTGGCCCGAGATTCGTACTAAGTGTTCTAAGTACAGTAAGTTTATTGACTATGATAAAGAAAAGTTTTCCAAAATAGTTGTTGACTACTTTAAGAATATGTAGTATAAATATAATTATCGTTATGATACAGTGGATAAGATAATACATTTACATATAGAAAATACGGAGAAATACAATGGCAACTAATTTTGCATCCCTCAAGAAAACATCTGGTAATAATCTAGATGCCCTCACTAATCAATTGGAAAAGCTGAATCCTCAACGTGAATCACGTCGTGGTGATGAACGCTTCTGGCAACCTACAGTCGATAAGGCTGGTAATGGTTATGCAGTAGTTCGTTTCCTTCCAGCCTCTGCCAATGAAGAAGTTCCTTTTGTTCGTGTGTTCTCACATGGCTTCCAAGGTCCTGGTGGTTGGTACATCGAAAGCTCATTGAGCACTATTGGTCGTAAGGACCCTGTCGGTGAATTGAACCAAACACTTTGGAACACAGGTGGCGATGAAGGTAAAGAACAAGCACGTAAGCAAAAGCGTAAGCTGCAATTCATCTCAAACATCTACGTTGTAAAGGATCCAGGTAATCCTGAGAACGAAGGTAAAGTATTCTTGTACAAGTATGGCAAGAAGATTTGGGATAAGATTGAAGCTCAAATGAATCCAGAGTTTGAAGATGAGACGAAGGTTAATCCTTTTGATCTGTGGCAAGGTGCTGACTTCAAACTGAAGATTCGTAAAGTAGCAGGCTATCGCAACTACGACTCGTCAGAGTTTGAGTCTCCTGCCCCCTTGCTCGATGATGATGAACGTCTCGAGGCTATCTGGAATAAACAACATGGTTTGAATGAGTTTGTAGAACCTGCAAATTTCAAAAGTTATGATGAATTGAAACAGAAGCTCGATCGCGTCCTGGGCAAAACAGTATCAACTGCTACGGCTGCTGATACTGTCATTGAGCAAGAAGAAGATTCTTGGGAACCTACAGAATCGTCTACATCAACCCCTCTCTCTCAATCTCCTCAGGTTGACGATGACGATGATGATATGTCGTTCTTCAAGAAGCTCGCTGAAGAAGACTGATTTAACAAAGTCTGTTCAGCAGAAAGAGGGTGCTTCGGCACCCTCTTTTTTTATATGCCGGCCGGCGCGCCAACACCCATTGGATTAAATGAATTTGTTTGAGAAGCTGTTTTAGAATTATTAGACTGATCAATGTTATTGATTACAGTAACTTTACCACCAGCTACTCCAGCTGGAGGCTGTACTTCTTGAGCAGCAACCTTGGTTTTTCCGAGTCTTCTATTGATTTGTCTTAGTTCGTTTTCGTCCCTAACAGATAAACCGGAGTTTGCTTCTTTTCTTCTTAGCATATCTCTACGTGCCACATCGACAGAAGGTGTAGCATCAGGTTCTGTTACAGGACTTGGTGGTATAGAAACAGGTGAAACATCAGTCTGTGCAGCCTTCTGTTCTTCCAACTGAGCCTTACGATACTCTTCTGCACTATTAGTTGATAGCATCTGGACTGTTCCAGCATCTTCACTTGCTGCAAACTCTCTTAGCGCTTCCGGTGCTAATTTGCCCATTGCATTGATGCCTTTTTTGACAAATCCTATAATCTTGTTGTATATACCAATAA